GGTGTAAATACTTTCTTCATTTTGTTTTGCCCGCAACTACGCGACAGGGCCGGCGTTCGTTAGTAATTAAAAATTTTATGTGTGAATTTTCTTCATTGCACTTTACGATTAAGGAGAGGGGTAGTGGTTGTTTCATTTCTACTTAGCCTTGTCTATTTCTGCTTGCTTTGTTGCAAATTTCTTTACATCTAATTCGTAGCGTAATAAATTATTGGACTGCTTTACAAGGCTCGCTTGTGCTTTTGCTTCCTCTACATTTATTTTCTTTTGCTCTAATCTTAGCATACAGTCCGCTAAGTGTTGTAATAGTCCCGCTGGGCCTGTTAATTGCTCTGATAATTTCATAGCTGTTCTAATTGTTTAATTAATGAATCGGTTAGTGATAAAAGTTTTCTTTCTTTAAGTTTTAATTGCTCAATATCTATATTCTGATTTTTTTTAATTACCGCCATTAATTCGTATTGAAAGTGCTTTTTTTGCTGCTCACATAAAGTGGAATCGTTTTCAATACTTTCTAAAGCATTAATGCATTCTTCTGAATATCCAATGTAATTAGCCAAAAAAGAGGCAAAGGAATGTTTTATTGTAAAGCAGTAATTACTTGAAAGGCCGTATACATAGCAAACCTCGTATACAGTCATTTTCAGTTGCATATCAATTTCGTTTAGTGGCTTTAAGATAAAATTCTTATTGCCCCTATCCACCGTTTCATTAAGTTTTTTTTGCGCTATCTGGTTTAAAAAATTCTCTTTAGTGTCAAGGTGGTTCCCGAAATCAACACAGGATGGGTAAATAATGCAGTAAAATTTATACCCCATTTGAAAGTAAATCCTTTGAGGTGTGCAATAAGTTCTGCTTGTTCCACCCCATAATGCTTTTGTATCGTTACATGTAAACGCATGTTCTGAAAGTAGTATAGACTTCATAAATACAAAAAGCCTGATTAGATTTTCGCGGCTGCCACCGCTACTCATCCTACAGGCTTTTTAAGTCTTTCGCTTGGCAGAGCGTTTACAATATGTCTTTTGCCTTGCGGCTTGTTTTAAAGGATGTCGTTGCTGTGATATGAATGGTGATGAACCGGACTATTTCACCTGCCCCGACCCTGCAAATCTAACAACACTTTTTTAAGCGCAAAACTTTTAGCAGGTTTTTTTATTCGGGGGAAATTGGTATTTTTGGGGGGGTAACACTATTTTATGGCTTTAAACCCCAAACAGGAACGATTTTGTAAAGAGTATGTAATTGACCTTAATGGAACGCAGGCAGCCATAAGGGCAGGCTATAGCGAAAATACAGCAAATGAGCAGGCTGCAAGACTGTTAGCGGATGTTAGTATTCAGAGTTATGTTAAAAGGCTTCAAAATAAGATTTCCGAACGCTTAGAGATTACCGCTGATATGGTGGTTCAGGAACTTGCAAAGATAGGTTTTGCGAATACCCATGACTTTGTAACGGAGGGTAACTCTATTGTTGATATAAGCAAATTGCAGCGCGTTAAAGTGGCCTCTGTTAGTGGCGTTAAGGTTACAGAGATTGAGAGCGAATTTGGCAGCAAAAAGATAACCGAATTGAAGTTTCACGATAAGGTTTCGGCACTTGAAAAGTTAGGCAAACACCTCGGCGTATTTGAAAAAGATAATGCGCAGAAAAAAATGGACGTTAAAACCCTTGTAATTGAGCCAATCGCAAGCAGGCATAAAGATTAATGAAGCCTATTTACCTGCCTTAGAGAGTTCATCCCGTTATTTGGTTATGGTAGGAACGGCGGGCAGCGGCAAATCCGTGTTTGCTTCTCAAAAAATAATACTTCGCACCCTAACCGAACGCGGCCATAGGTTTTTGGTTATGCGTAAGTTTGCCACTAACATATATGAATCGGTATTTAAGAGGCTTAAAAATGAAATAGCTGATTTAGGGCTTACCCATGAGTTTGAGATAAATCAAACCCGCATGAGTTTTAAGCATTACGATACCGGGAATGAGATACTTACCGCCGGGCTTGATGACGTAGAAAAAATAAAGTCTATTGAAAAGATAACAGGCATTTGGATTGAAGAGGCCACCCAAGTAAAAGAGGCCGATTTTGACCAAATGGACTTGCGTATAAGAGGCGAAATGAATAATTATAAGCAGATTATTTTGACATTTAACCCTGTTGATGAACGAAATTGGCTTAAAAAAAGGTTTTTTGACAACCATGTCGAAGATAGCTTTTGCATAAAAACAACGTTTAGGGATAATGATTTTTTGACAGATGAAGATATTCAAACCCTAAAAAACAAAGCTTCAGTAAGCCCTAATATTTACCGAATCTACTACCTGGGCGAATGGGGTCGCGAAGATATTGAAAGTCCGTATTGCATCAACTTTAAGCCCGAAAAGCACGTTAGCGGTTTAGCGCAGTTCCGGCCCGACCTGCCCGTGATATTCAGCCTGGATTTTAACGTTGAGCCTTTTGTTTGTATAGCCTCGCATATTTGGGTGGATATTAAAGGCCCGCATTGTCATGTGTTTGATGAAATTGTGATTGAAAAGAATGGCGACGTATATAAGATGTGCGACCGGCTTATTGATATTTTCGGCCCGCGCGTTATGGCAAACTGTTTAGTTACGGGGGACGCTACCAGCCGCAAAAGGGAGGTTACGCAAAAAGAGAATATTAACGCATGGCGCATAATGGACACTCAATTGAGATTAGGCAAGCGGCTAATGGTGCCCGCGTCAAACCCAAAGGTAAAGGAAAGCAGGCACCTTGTTAACGCTATAATGGCGTATCATAGCGATTTTAAGATAAGCCCCGATTGTAGCAAGTTGATTTATGATTGCCAGTTTGTAGAAGTGGACAGCGAAGGTGATATAATTAAGAAAGATAGAAATAAAGAGGCCCAAAGGAGTGATGCGCTTGATTGCCTCCGCTACCTTTACCAGACTTTTATGCCAACTTTTATAGACCAGTATAAAATTAAATAATTGCCTATATTTGCGGTATCAGTTGCCATGCGGAGGGCATTAAACAAAGCGTTAAACTTATAACGATGCCTTGCAACTGTAACAAAACCGCCTTACTACCTTGCTGTATTACAAACCTAACCATTGGCACTACTGATAGTTATGCCGGGGATTTATTGGTAGCTTTTCGCCTACCTATTGGCCGCGTTGATTATTACCCAGTAAACGTTGGCTTTACCGGAGCAATAGTGGTAACTGATTTGGATATTCAGATAGGCCCGATTTATGAAGTATACCTTGTAGCCGATGCCGATCACACTACTGAAATTCCTTTCGCAGTTGGTGAAGTTGAGGTAAGTTGCCTTAATATGCAATTTGAGTATTCCGATTCTATTGTTGAAAATCAAACCGTAACACTTGTATGACATCAATCATAATTTGCATTGCGATTACCGCTCTTTTCGTTAACGGCCTGGATATTGCCACACAGCCGGGCATGTTACTCGGCTTTATTCGGGTTAAACTGGATAAGATATTTATAAGCCACCCTGTAACGGCACAGCAACCCAAAGTGAGCAAGCTATACTACCCGATACTTTACTGTATTAAATGTATGCCTTCAATTTACGGCACTATTATATGCCTGTTATTTCTACCGTTCACCATTCACTTACTATACGCCATACCCATTGTAATCGTTTGCAGCGTGGCTTTATCGGCTATTATTCACACTCAATATTTATAAATGTTTTCACACTACATTATTGATTCACTCGCACGGTTCGGCTTTAAGCAGGCTATACAGGATTATGTTTTTAAGCATCAAAGTAAAAGCTACCATGACAATATGAAGCTTGCCTTTATTGATTCGCTTAACCGCAAATACTTTTACTTCCCTGATTTAAAGCAGTTGCCATTGCCGCTACTCGAAAAGCTGAATGAGTTACAGGAACAAATGGCGTGTAAGGTGCCGGGCAGGGATTTGGACGCATGGCTTAAAGCTGTTGAAGATGTGGTAAACGGGAACGATACAAATAAAATAACACAGTTGGGCTATTGGTTTGAGGTTTTGCGCGCCCGCCGAACGATACTATTTGACCCTACTATTTTAATGGAAATAGCGGCTTTGCTTTACATACGCGAAGATGAAACACCGGGCACTTATAACGAAACGATACATAAAGAGAAAACCGCTTTACTGTGGGCTGATAGCAAGAACGGCGGGGCCTTATACGATTTTTTTCAGCAAGCCGGATTGAGCAGATACATACCTTCTCAAAGTATTACAGCCGAAAACTGGCAGCAATCTTTGGAGCAGATTATGGAGAAAATAAACAGCTTCAATTCGGCAATTACGCGCTATTCGACATCCGTGTCAGAGTTCGCAACATTGGAGAGCAGTTTACAGAAAACCTAATGACTTTATGTGGCGGCGATATGGTGCAATTCGAGGCTTTAAAAAGAATAACGGTTGCTGAATACTTGATTAAATTGGATTACACAGTAAAGGAAAATAAACGCAAAGCGAAAGAAGATGGCCGAAGAAATTCTGATTAAATACAAGGTAGACACTACCGAATTTGCAAAGGCCGAAACCTCCGTTGAAAAGGTTACGGCTTCTGTGGACGAATTAGGACAAACTATCAAAGTTGCGTTTACTCAAAAGAGTTTAGATGAAGCGGTTGCGAAACTGAATGAGCAGGGTATGGCAGTTGAGGCCCTGGTGTTGCAATATGGCACAGCGCAAAAGGCTTTTAAGGGTGCCAGTAAGGAGTTGATAGATATGGCGGCCCGTGGCGAAGAAGGCACAAAGAAGTTTAAAGACTTACAAAAGGCCGCAGCTGAATTACAGGACACAATAGAAGATACGCGGGGCAGCATTAAAAAGATGTCCAGCGATACCCGGCTAATAGATA